AGCACCAACAGCACCTGGAGCACCCATTGGGTTCATCATTGCTGCTGGGTCTGGAATAGTTCCATCTTTAATTTCTTTTTTCATTTGTGCGTTAATTTCTTTGATTTCACTATCAGTTTGACCGAGAATTGTTCTTCTTACATAATCTGCGGAGAAATAACGACCAAGGTATGGGTCCATCGCAGCAACAACACCCAATTTATCATTCATCAATTCATTTTTCTTTAAATCAGAAAAATGATTATCATAAACATAATCAAACTGAATGTGATCTGATAATACTTCCCAATCTTCTAATGATACAATATTTTTGAGAATTAATTGAGTTTTAAGTAAATCAATAAAAATCTGAGAAAATCTCTTTCTCAATCTTCCAACAAAACGAGTGAATTTAAGTTCATCTCTTAGAATTTCTGACGAACGACCAAGATTAAATCCACCTTCTGCGGCAAGTCTTGTTGGTGGAACACCTAAAGAATCATAAAGTTTCTTTTGGAAATACTCAATATCAGCAAGTTCTCCAAGATTTTGCCCACCAGGAAGTGTGGTGATTTCAGTTCCTCTACCACCTTCTCTTCTTGGTAGCCAGAAGTCCTCAAGCATCGCCATATGCTTTCTATCATCTTTAATCTCACCAGTGCTTGCATCATATACAAGTTTGTTTCTATAACGGTTCATAACGTCACGCAGGTACTGCTCTGCTTTAATCTTGGGAAGATTACCAACGTCAATATAGAAAATTCTACGTTCTGGTGCTCTGGATAGTCTATAAATCACAAGACTATCCTCAATCATTCTCAATTGATTGAGTGCTTTGATTGCTTTGTGAAGGAATGAAAGAACTGTTTGCTTATTTCTATCTACAAGACCAGATGTAACATATACAATCGCATCCTTTGCGATCTTTACGTTATTTACATCTGATACTCTATAAGTAGCATTCTGCGATGACCCAACATTTGGGTCATACATATAAAATTCTTCTACTTCTTGGTTGCTAAAATCAACTTGATTTTTCCCATTTACAATATTTCTATATTGAGAACCAAAAGCATCTTTGTTGTCTTTTTTAAGTTTTCTTATATACTTAATTTTTAACGCATCAATATATCTTACTTCTTTAATTCCATCTGATGGTTTGTTGAAGTCAATTACTTTATGGTAATAGATTCTTCCATCAACATACCAGTTTCTAAAAATCTCGTGGCACTTCTTATCAAAGTCCATAACTTCTTTCAGATACTTAAACTCTTCTCTGATAATCTCTTTTAGTTTATCAGAAGCAGGAAGATTTGAAAGGTCTATCTCTACTGGAGAATCATTTAAGTCTGATACAATTGCTTCGTTTACAACATCTTCAATCGCACTATCGCATTCTGGGTGTAAAGACATCTCACGATATCTTCGGATTAAATCTGCTTCACTCTTATAAACACCCTCAATATCTACATACTGACCGTAGAAACCACTTGAAATATAAAAGTCTGATTTATCTTCTTCATTACGAGGAATAGGGGAAACAATCTTTTTGGATTGCTTCTCCCTATTATCTTCAAATTTAAAACCAAACAGTTTTGCCATAGTAATGTTATTGTCCTTATTCTACTATTTAGATGCCCAATAAAACATCAAAATTCTTCTTCATCACCTGAACCAAGAATAGATACGTTGTTTGTATCAAGAGCATCCCACCATTGAACTTGAAGGTCTACTGTAAATTCTTCAATAGTATCTGCTTGATCGTATGAAAGATCAATCGCACTAATGGAAGTTGGGAATGTTCCATAAAATTCATATTGTTTAAGAACTTTTATCTGATTATTTGTTGTAAGATTACCATTAATTTCTGCTTTACCAAGTTGATAAACTTTCATATTTCTTTGATAGTTAGCAGGATCCAATTCACCAGAATTGTCTTCGTGCTTATTCATATAGTTCATCCACTTTTCAAAAGCATTTCTGATCTTGAAGTCGGTATCATTAATTACTGTAATTGTCCAAGGATCGAATGTTCTATCACCAGCAATCTTAAGATTTCTTCCTCTAAAAGGAATATCAATTACATTAATTGTTGAAGCAGGTAATTGTGCTGATTTAATTAAAAATCTAGTTGTATCCTCAACATCATTTCCACCAAATCCCAAATTGAGATTATCAGGAAAAGTAATTTCACATTCAAAGAGGTTAGGTCTTGCTCCACCTCCAGAAATTCTATTCTTGAAGTCGTTTAGAGTTCTAGATCCAGGTGATACTGGACCACCAGTAAATTGATTTGCCATTAGTTTTTACCTCTTTGATTAAACAGTACCGATAATTTCTTCAAAACTAACTCCTGTGCGAGTAGCAACAAAAGTCAATCCAATAAAGTTGATTGATCTTGCGGGTTTGATGTAGATATCAGCTTTGAATTGATTTCCATCAATAACATCTGGAGTGTTGTTTGACTCATCGCAGACAACAACGAAATCAGTAATACCTCTTTTTGACTTCACATCACGGAGATAAGGTTCAACGATATTAATAAAGTTTGCTCTAGTGATTGTATCATTAAACTCAAAGAGTTGTGCTCTTGCTGCTCTTTCAATTGATGATTCGAGTGTCAGGAATAAACGACGAACGTTAATTCTATCAAATGCTGAAGTATAAGAAAGAGCAGTCTTATCACCAAAGAGGATAATACCAGCACCAGGAGAGAAAATAATTGGATTAATTCTCTTAGGATAAAGAAGGTCTCTTTGTGCTTGTGAAGGATTGTAAGCAAGTTTAACTGCGTTATTGAGTGCTCCTCTGTTCGCACCAGCAGGGGAGAACCAAGGATACTGATTGATTGATGTTCTAGCCATCAATCCAGCAACGTCAGCATTACAAGCAATATATCTAAACTGATTGTTAAATCTATCATAAACATACTTATAACCAGTATCAAATACTGCATAAGATGATGAGGTTAATGGGTCAAAGAACTTAACAATACTATTAGTTTGAGTATCAGAGTTTGCTACATTAACAACCTCTGATCTATGTGGTGAAATAGTAGCAACGCAGTCCTTACGAACATCTGCGATTGCGATTAATTCATTTGCCTTTGCTTGTGATTCTTGAGTTGTGGCACCACCAGAAGGACCACCAATCAAAAAGTCAATTTTATATTCTGCTGGGTTTGTGAAGTTTCTATAAGCACTAATAACATCTGATAAACCAACTGAATAACCACCAACATAACTAGTGATTCCACTAGTAGGTCCAGAATAATCTCTACCACCAGCTAAATTATAGATAGATGCTCCAATACAATTGAATGTATTGCCTTGTGCTGCTAGACCCCAAGTAGTATCAGATGCCGATGCAACTCCCGATGGTGTTGAGAATTTTGTTTTATTTCCAGTTGGAGCAACTCCAGGGAAAATATATTGTGAATTATTAACAATAATATCTTTATAGTAATTTGCTTCCGATGGAGAAATCTTCGCATCAAATGCTTTGGATACATTTGTATATTTTTCTAAAATATTACCAGCAGTACCAGTTACTGCTCCTGTATCATCAACAACAACGACGTGAAGTTCATCATTTCTTCCACTTCTCTCAGAAGCATATTGAGAAGTTCTTGGTCTTGGTGCGATATTTTTCCAATAAACAGTAGCATTTGATAATCCTAATGTTTGTTCATTATACCAATCAGAAGCTGAGCTAATAGTAGCAGTTCCAATATTACTACTGCCATCTGAAATGGTAATAATTTGACCAGTTACAAAAGCATTTACACTTCCTTCAGAATAAGAAGTTTCAGTAAATATACTTGAACCAGAACCAGTTTTTGCAGTGATTTTTACATCAAATAAAGCACTTGTAATACCAGCAGTAATAATACCTCTGAGTACTCCCGTTTCTGTTGTTGTTGTTCCGATACCAGCAACTGTTTGAGAGAAAGCAGCAGTAACAGCAAATCCAACACTTACAGTACCAGTAGTTCCAAAACCAATTCTTTGGTCTGCTGCGGCATCAATAACACAAACCTTCAAGTTATTTGCCCAAGAACCTGGGTTTCTAGCAGCCCAAGCCCAAGTAGGAGCAGTAGTTAGATTATTATAATCTTCGGTTGAATTAATTTTTAATGTTACTGATGATGTTCCAACTCCAACTGCATTTGCGTTGTTTAATTTGTCTCCATCACATCTTACAACTCTTAGAATACCACCGTAAGAAAGATATGAAGAAGCACCTAACCAATATTCATATTGTGC